CAATATAATCTAATCTATCCATTGCATTATCAGCAGTTGAGAATGTTGGGGCTGCACCACCAATAAAGTTCCAACAGGCATTGTAAGCAAGAGTACCAGAGCCACCGTCCTGCATAAGCAGAATACTACCAACCTGTCCTACTCTTGCATTGGTAGGTCGTGCCAGTGTATGTGCGGCAGTAACAGAGGTAAAGAAGTTCTGTGCTATACCAAAGTTAAGAGACACAGATGTCACACCATTAATAGCTGTAGTATGTACAGTAGCAGCCCCTGACTGAGTTAGTTGTAGTTGTCCTTCCAGAGAAGTATTACCAGACACTCGTACAGTTCCAAGAAAACCAGAGTTACCTGTAATCGTAGCTGTACCTGTAATGTGTGCAGTACCTTCCAAAGAAGTAGCACCAGATACTCTGACAGTTCCTAAGAAGCCTGAGTTACCTGTAATAGTAGTAGCACCTGTTACTTTAAGTGTACCAACTAACTGAGTGTTTCCTGATACACATACATCACTATCAAACTCTGCCTTACCGCCAACAACCAAACCAGCTTCAAGACTTGTTGCACCGCTTACTCGTACTGTGCCTAAGAATCCAGCATTACCTGTAGCAGTAACAGTACTGAGAAGATTAGTTGCACCACCTACTGATAATGTAGAAGCAAGTGATACTGCCCCTGCCACAGTAAGTGTGCTGTTAAGATCAACAGCACCCTCCAGTGAAGTTGCTCCTGCAACTCTGAGTGTACCTCCAAGAACAGTATTACCAGCCACTGATGCAGTGCTTTGAAGATGGGCAGCACCCTCAATAGTTACGGTACTGGCAAAGTTTGCCGCCCCACCTACTGAGACAGTACTTTGAAGATGTGCCGCTCCTACAACAGTAACTATTGCTCCAAGTCTTGTATTACCTGCAACTGTTACCGTACTAAGAAAATTAGAAACACCTCCAACCGATAATGTAGATGCAAGTGAAACTGCACCTGTGACACTAAGGGTTCCGCCTATTGATGTATTGCCGCCAACTGCCAGATTACCACTGACAGAAACATTACCATCGTAAGTGATGCCTCCAGCAGCAAAGAGTGTTCCACCAACCGATATATTACCAGCTATGTCCATATTACCTGAAACAGTCACATTACTTTTAAACGTACCTGCCCCAACGACTGTCACGGTAGATGCAAAGTTTGCAGCACCTCCTACTGATAAAGTAGAAGCAAGCGATACTGCACCAGCAACAGTAAGTGTGCTATTAAGATCAACCGCACCTTCTAACGAAGTTGCTCCTACAACTCTTAATGTACCACCAAGAACAGTATTACCTGCTATTGAAACGGTACTCTGAAGATGAGCAGCACCAACAACTGTTACTGTAGAAGCAAAGTTTGCTGCTCCACCTACACTAAGAGTTGATGCTAATGATACTGCTCCTGCTACTGTAACTGTACTGGCAAAGTTTGCTGCTCCACCTACACTTAGACTAGATGCAAGGCTTACTGCTCCACCCACTGTGACTGTACCAAGTAATCTAGTATTACCACTAACTGATACATCATCTTTAAACGTACCAGCACCTACAACTGTAACTGTACTGGCAAAGTTAGCTGCTCCACCTACACTTAGAGTTGATGCAAGACTTACTGCACCGCCAACTGTAACAGTTCCTGTAAAGTTTGAATTACCACTTACAGAAACATTACTTTTAAACGTAGCAGCACCTACTATATTAGATGTACCACTTACAGAAAGATTACCACCTACATTAACAAATCCTGATACAGAGATGTTTGTTGCAGTACCAAGTTCAGCTTCTATATTAGTTAGATTTCTACCATCTCCGTAATAAAACGCAGCAGTTACATTACCAACTACATTTATATTTCCACTTACTGATACATCAGTAGCAAAGTTTGCAATACCTCCTACACAAACAGAAGAAGCAACATCAAGGCGACCACTGACTGATACATCATTATCAAACTCTGTTTTAGAAGTAAAGGTGGCTGCGCCAGCTACATTAAACGTACCACCGACTGTTACGTTATTTTTCAGGGCTGCTACATTTTCTACTGTAACTGTAGATTTAAAAGTAGCTGCACCAACCGCAGTTACGGTGCTTTGAAATTGTGCTGCACCAACTACAGTTACCGTACTTGCAAACTGAGCAGCCCCTGCAACGGACAGACTTGACTGTAGGTGTGCTGCACCAGCAACTGTGGCAGTGCCGCCTACATAAAGATTGCCACCTACTGTAGCATTGCTCACTGATATGTTACCAGCAATCGTAGCAGTTACGCCACTAAGATTTGATCCATCACCATAGAAAGAACTGGCACATACTTTGTCATCTACATGAAGATTTCCATCCAGAGATACAGCACCACCTACACCCAACGCACCAGTAATCTGTACTGCATTAGTAGCTACCTTCAAAGCAGTGTTAGTTCCATCACCTGTCTGAACTGCTTTCAGGGAAGTATTTACACCAGTATTGCTAGTTGAAGAACTAACAAGTATAATCTGTTTATATGTATTTGATATTAGTTGACTTGTTAAATCGCTCATATTAGATTCCAATACTTATCTGTTGATCCCCATGCCGTACTGGCCTGACTCCATGTAAGATTACGCCCACCTGTATCGGGACGAGGATTAAGAATAGCTGGATTATCCCTTACATCAGGCACATGATTTTGAGGATGGTTCTTCAAATCAAACTGTCCTTCAAAGTCTTCTGGGCATACCAGCATCCCATAACTGTTCATTCGCATAACACGATGTGGATACACAAACCCACATGTATCACACATAGCAAGTGCGTTCTTAGTACTAGCCACTAGATATACCTTAGTCTTGGCACAACACGCATTGAAGCTCTTTCTCTATCTTCCTGCATAGCTCTGGCAAGACACTCTTCATAATTTGCCTTCAGCATTTGTATACGACCAGCATCTACACCAAATCTTTTCATTGACATGTAATAAGATAGTCCAGCAGTAAGACATGGTAAAAATCTTTTAGGAACATCAGCATTCTGATCTGCTGATTTATTTACATCTGTAAGCTCACTGAATACTTCAACCTTTAAAACATCGGTGGAGTTCTCAGGAATAGGCCAGACAGACATGACAGGATTATCTCTACCTCTTCTGATAGAATACTGAGATGATCTTCCAGTTTGTGTTTTATTAGGAATAAGCAAAAACTCTTCAGGTGTTATACGTTCTAATTTAATATCAGTATTATCTCTGTTAAGAACAACTTCAAGAGCATCTATAGTAGAAGAAGATAGATCATAAGAAGTAGTACTTGCAGTCACGGTAAAAGATGATACACTTGTAGTCCATAATAGTATACCACGGTTTTGCCAATCTCGCAACATTAAATTTATAGATCGCCGTGCAGAAGCAGGTTCGTGACCAAGAGTATCTTCACCCCCGATCATCTCCATCGCTTCTTGTATAACCTCATCTATGTCAAGGTTAAAGTCATATGTTCCTGATACTGCCATTACGTTCTAAACCTTTTTGTTTTAGCTGCTATCTTTTTGGGCTGCTTCACGAATTGCTTTCCGGCAGCAGTCCCTTTTCTCTTTGCTTTGGTGGTCGCTGCATATTCCTTTGACGACAGGGACTTGATTGCTTTCTCCGGTAAATATCTTTCTCCCGTTTTGCCAGATGGTTTTCCCGATTTGGTTTTCCATTTTTGCTTGCTCCACTTTGAAAGTTTATTAGTAGACTTTTTCTTACCGCTATAAGTTCCACCAGAATCTTTGTAATACTTAACAGCAAGCTGCATAGCTCTGGCAGAGTGCTTACCACCCATCTTACGCTTTGCTCTGGCCTTTGCCGCAGCCCACTTCTTTGGGTCACGTTTAGTAGCTGTGCCGCCTTTCTTACGTTTAATCATTTCTTATGTATCTTCTGGACTTCAAAGCTTGCTTTCTTTGAAGCACCTTTATGTGCTACATAGCCACCAGTAGGATTCTTCATAAGTTTAAATCCTTTACCAGATTTCATCCAGTGAAATCCTTTGGGAGCATCCACTGCTTTTTTCATTAACATCTCCATCTTTTACGAGCTTGTCTAAGTCTGCTATTAGGATTCTTAGCAGCCTTTGGAAACTTCTTCATCTGTCCAGCAGACCTAGCGCAATATGACTTACGTCTTGATGCACGTTTGCCTGTAGGTTTCTTTTCGGTTACAGCAGTCTTTAACTTAGAACCGGGATTCTGCTTACGATATTTAGCCACACCCTTCTTAGTCATACCAGCACCTGACTTGGTAGGACGCTTCATGCCCCTACCAATCGTAATGCCCTTCATGTTACTGGGTTTTCTTTTTTGCTTTACTGCCATATGTATACCTAAACTTTTTTCCTATATAGTTACAAAGACTATTTATATATTCATTAAAATCTTTATAGTCTTCTTTATTAGGTCTAGTAGCTGAATGATCTATTAAAGTATAATCATCATATCCTTCTTGAACAGATTTATTATAC